GTTACATTAACTGCTGAGATAGTCGAGGCTGTGACAGATCCAGAGACTACTAGATTCCCAGTAATGGTAGCAGAGGTAGTCGTAAATGCTACAGCACCGATTGATGATGCGCTGCCAGTCACAGAAACATTAACAGCGGAAATTGTAGAGGCTGTTACAGATCCAGATACTGTTAAGTTACCAGTAACAGTCGCTGATGTAGATGTGAAAGCAACCGAACCAATACTAGATGCGCTGCCTGTTACTGTTACATCAGAAGCAGAAAAAGCACCAGTTACATCTAGCGTACCTGTTACAGTAGCCCCTGTCGAAGTGAATGCTACAGAACCAATGCTAGATGCGCTACCAGTAACAGTGACGTTAGTTGCACCTAGTGTGGTAAATGTACCCGCAGCAGGTGTTGTCCCACCAATTACGGCATTATCAATAGTACCTGAATCGATGTCTGCGGATGAAGCATTTACTACAGTGAATGTACCAGCAGCCGGAGTTGCCCCGCCAATAACTGCATTATCAATTGTACCAGAGTTGATATCTACTGACGAAGCATTTAATACAGTAAATGTACCTGCACCTGCCGAGTTGCCACCGATTGTAACACCATCAATTGTACCTGCGTTAATATCGGCAGTATCTGCAACGAGAGAGTCAATGTTAGCAGTGCCATCTAAGAATAGATCTTTAAACTCTGCTGTGGTAGAACCTAAGCTAATATCATCGTCTGTAGTAGGAAGAATAGCACCATCAACTAAAGAAAATTGTGTAACAGCAGCAGAGCTAACATTAATCTTAAAATCAATTTGATTTAAAGAAGCATTAATAAAAATTTCAGTCTGTCTATTAATATCAGCGATTAATGCAATAGGTGGTCCTTCGTTAGAAGTTCCATCATGTTTGTGGCCAGTGCTTGCATTAAAAGCCGCAAGAACTTGGTTAAACTCCGCGTTCAACGGTGGTGCAGAAACAATCTCACCGTTTACTATCTGAGCTGCTGATTGTCTACTATAACCTGCCATTTATCTGTATCCTGCTGGTTGCCAAGTCAAGCCCCACCCCTGAATACTATAAGGAGCTTGAGTTCCCAACGATGTAATAACAAGGCCCATCGCTCGGCCTGATCCCTGAATTTGTTTTTCTAAAACTGGGCTAGATGATCCACCAAAGGTAAAGCTAGATCCATATGTACCGCCAGTAGTAAAGTATCTTAATAAAGCGCCTTGAGTTGATAAACTGTAACTTCCTGGGTTTAATTTAGCGGGATCGTCCCAGTCAAAGTATACTGCCATATTAAAATTTGCGGTTCCTTCCGGTCTTGTAAAAATAGAAACCTTTTGAAATGTTTTTCTTTTTTCAGTGCTGTCAAAGTAAAAGAAAGGTGTTGCATAGACAGCTAGAATATCTTGTCCAGCAAAGTCATTTCCTATTTCTTGTTCAAAAACATTGCCGTTAGAATCGCCGTGTAAAACTCTTTCGATATTATTAATTAGCCCGGAGGTGGCGATAAAAGATCTTATACCTAAAAGTTCTCCAAATTCCCAACCCACTCTGTTATCTGCAAACCGTAAGCCTCCGATAATTCCTTGAGCATCTGCCTGAGCCACAGTAGAGGTAGGGAAAAAATATCTAAACTGAGACTTATTTCTAATGACAACACTATTTAATAGTGATAAATCAAAAGATGAAGGTAATGCTCTTAAAAGTTGCTGAATAGGCTTAGACACTGTTTGTAATTCTACGTCACCAATACGAGCAGTGCCTTGTAAGGGACGGATACCATCAGCAGCTAAAAAAAGCACATCGCCGCCAATTTCAATTACGCTATCAGTTGCAATACATCCTGTGTTATTTGCAACTTCAGATAAAACAAAATCAGTAGCATTATTCCCTGTAATTCTTTTAATTTTATCCTTACCAAATATAAATAATGAATCTCTAAATTTAACAATAGCAGTAATAGGGAACCCTACATTGATAGCTCCACCACCTGAAGCTGCTGTGTAATTTAAGTCATTGTTGGGAGCACTAAATATTAAAAAGTTAGGAAAGGCGCTCATACCAGCAAAAAAAGTATGATTCCTAAAATCATCAACAAGAGAAGCGCCTTCTATATCAAACTGATTAGTTTCGTGAATATAGAACCAATTTACTGCCGTACCGCCGACATTATTTTGAGTAGAAACAGACGAAGCAGTAGCTAACTCAAATGTATATGATGCGGTAGATACTACTGTTGCTACAGTGAAGTCTAAGCTATTTGCTGATTGCCCACCTAAATCAACGTTAATATTTGTGAACCTTACCGTGTCTCCGGTAGATAATCCGTGATCTGCATGGTCAACAGTTACTGTAGCATCGCCGTTACTGGTGGTAAAAGGATTGCTTAATTGATCTTCTGTGTCGGTAGCTGAAGTACCTTGCCGATCATAAATCTGTAAAAAATCTGCCGTGCTCTGTCGTATAGGTTTATTAACTCCATCGACGATTACTAAGACTTCTTTCCCAGTAAAACTATGATCAGATGTTCTTAACCTTGTTACCCCGATGGCTGACTGAGTATGAATACTAGACGCGGTAGAAATATTAGTCCAGCCAGATGTTGAGGTATGTTCAAAGATCGAATAGAATTTACTTACTGTATAACTAATATTAGCGGCAGAACTAACTTCCGTAGATGCTGCTGCGCTAGATGATAGAAAGGTAAAACCGTTTGCGCTAGAAACTGTAGCAACTGGAAACTCTTTACCTGTAAAAGTTAAACTTCCTAGAGTGCTAACATTAACAAAAGAAATTAACTCACCTGTTGACAAACCATGTGCTGTAGATACAACAGTTACTGTAGTGCTTCCTGATGATACTGATACGGCTCCAGTAGGAAGAGTTGCAGATGTAGAATCAGCAGCGTTTCGTCTAGCAGCGTAAACTTTATCTTGGTGAATCCAAAGACCTAAGACTGCGCCAGTGCCAGGGACTGTTGGATTAGAGGAGTCAAAGGCACTAAAACCGTTTATTCGTCTATAACCACCAAACTGAGAAATCTCAAAGTTAGTTAGTCGGATAGCTGATCCTGGTTGAGTAGCAGCAAGTGTGAGCGCATCTTCGTTAGTGTAAAGACCGCCCCGCGCTATGATGGTGGCATCGCGGAGATTGTCAGTCATTACTTATCACCGTGCGGGTAATTAATTAACCTGCTTACTCTCGTATCTCGTACATCAGTAAATCTGTTAACTAACAACTTCCGCATATTTTTTACGCCTTTTTCAAATCGTTGTCTAGCAATAGCGGCTTGTTGAGAGTTATCTCGAAACATATATGCTTGGAACATAGCACCATCTACTACGACGTTTTTAAAACTATCAGGAACAGCCATCGTATCAGAGTGATTTACCAAGTCAGTTTGAAACTTAAAATAATCATAGGAGATTGTGTATGCTTTATCGGGGACGGGACTAAAGCCAACTCTATTGTCCAAAGTCCTATAAACGTAGTTAGGAGTATCAAAGTCGCCTACATTTGCGTTTTCATCACGCTCATAAAATCTTTGGATAAACGTATCAAAGTTAATTTCTCTGAGCCGTTGAGCGTCGATACCATCAGCAGTGCTTTTACGGATTCTAAATGTATCCAGATCTGCTGACTTCATATCACTTTCGAGGGCGTATACAGCAGTGCCTGTGGAGGTTATGATATTAGCTGTGGCATGGTTAAACGGAAACTCAAACTGCTCTTGACCTACCTCTTGAAGAGATACATTCACAGAGTCTTTAATTTGAGAATGGAAACCTACCACTGTTAAAAAATCAGCAGTAGTCACCTGAACTTCATTGAGGCGCTTTGCTACATCGTTAACAAGTGTGATAAAAGTTGTTGCCATTTACGCCGCTTTCAACCATTTAAGTGGTACATTTGGACCTAATGAATACGGTCCTTTTTTAATATCTTTATCTACCGTCAATGTAAATACAGAGTTACCATATGCATTAAATTTAATTTTTTTATCACGGGATAAAATCTGAATAATCTTAGCAGCTTCTTCTGCCATACCCATATATTCATAATCAGTATGATATTTAAGATCCCGCTCGTGATCATTAACAATAACTTTAGGGTGATCATTTTTATTAATGTTATTACGATTGACATTTAGGATCATGGTCCCGTCAGGATCTTCTTTAAACCCGCAATCAAATCCTGTAATGTGTATTTCTTTGTAGCCTAACCATGCGCATAAAAATAAAGCTTGTGCGGTGCAATTAGAACCACCTGCAATTAAATTAGGAGGCATCCACTCATTTGAAGAAATAGTATTAAACTTAAAAACTTTGCAGCCTTTAGCTACATCAAATACTTCAGGTTTAATTTGAGTTGAGAACAAGTAATTTGTTTTTTTATTTTTCCAAACTCTGTTAGGTTCGTTATCACCTGCATCAACATGGATACAGTAATGTGGTGTAACGCCTATGTTCTCTAAATACTCTACAGTCTTAGATGCGAAAATATCCCCTTTCCAATTTTGGATAAGAGGATGGAACTCCCTGATAGAAGGACCGCCAGCACAAATTAAAACTTTGTCTTTTCTTTTTCTAGCACTATTTTTTAGTTTATAGATCCAGGGAACTTTTTGATCTTTATTTATTTCATAATGTTTTTTTAATGTTTCATCATCAATAGAACATTTAAGTGTAATTCCCATGAGTGCTCCTATGAAGTCGGGGAGGCCCGTTAAGACCTCCCCTATTTTAGTTAGGCAAGAGTATCTCGGTCCACTTCATTCGGACCCAGTTTTGCAGTCATATCGGTCATAAACGCGATAACGCGAACCTTACCAGTGGCAACCGCAGTGTCACCAACAGTAGCGAGTTTAACGTCGATAGTGTCAGCAGCAGAAGCTGGGTTGACGGTATTAGCACCAAATGGAGCAAGACCGTTAGTACCGATTGCCAAGAAGCCTGTGCTGGTAGCATCACCACCGTCGATGAAGTCATCGCCAGCAGCAATGTCGATGTCGAGAGTACAAACTGAGCTATTAGCAGCAACAGTCACCTCGGCAGCAGCACCGTGCAACATTGTATTTACCGGGACATCAATAACTTGAAAGATGTCGCCAGCCGCCAAGGCAGAGCCTTTAGCAGTGGTGGCCTCGGCAAAGTCGAGAGTAAACTCGACAGTGTAAGGCATTTGAGAACCCATACGGGACTTGTGGTTAATGGAGGTAGCAGCGCCATTAGCAACACCACCTACAGTCATATCGACAGTAGCCATGATCTATCCTCCTTATGAATGCAGATTATAAGCAGCAGTCACAATTGCTTCTGGACGAAGCAGCTTACGACCGTACATGTGCAAACCACGCACAACGTCTGCAAAGCTATCGTTGTCACGATAAGTCTCAACTTTTTCGATTTGTGAAGCTGTAGCAACAGCCGAATCATGACCGGCAAGAATGACACCGAAGTTCGAGGATGAACCAGCAGCGGCAGTCGTGCCTGGGCCTGTGCCAAGGGTTGGCAGGTTATTCGACATGTAGATGCGGAAGCCACGAATCAAACCGTCCATGACGCGACCATTGCGAAGGATATCACCGGCATCCTGGCGACCAGCAAAGTCGTTGTTTAACAGTTTCGAGTTTTCATCGTTAAGAACTTCAGCAAACACGGGATCGACAACAAGCCAGCGACCGTCACGGTCAACATTCTGTTGGTCGAGTCTACGAGCCATTCTATTCAGGACAGCCAGAGCCGAAGAGTTAGTGCTCGTCGGAGTAGCAGTAATCGGAATAGAGTTAGCAGTGGTAGAACCAATACCCATGTCAGTGGATGTCAGCTTCATGCTGGCCAAGATACCGTCTGCATCAACAGTGCTGATTGGGTCAGTACCGGACTTATCGGCAGCAACACGGGCTGTATCAGCGTTGCCATGCAAAGCAGACTGCTTGAAGCCAGCCATGTAACCAAAGATCTCTTGGTCATACTGGTCACGCAAGCGATAGCCAGCGCGGTCAGTTGCCAAGGATTCAAAGTTAATGTGGCTGTGGGCTTCTTCGATGTCGTCAATCTTGAACGCAAAGTAGTTAGCCTGATCAACAACGAGGGTGAAATCCTCATCGTCTAGCTCTTGTGGAACAATCTGCGTCCCACGAGAATATTCTTGAACCGAGATTTCTGGTTCTTTGATGATACGTACAGTGTCACCAAAGTTGGCGATTTCGCCAAAGTAATCGTTGTTAGTAATATCCTCAACAACAGATACTTTTCTAAAGGCAGTTTGGACCTTCTTGGAATAGATAATCGGCGAAAAATTGCCGTTAGGAAGGTTCGCGTATCCTGCCGCACTTCTAAATGCCATGAGTTTTCTCCTTTAAGAAAGTGCATAAAAGAGCTAACGAGGGACACTTCAAGGCTGACAAGGATAGGGTGGGAAGAAGATCCGGCCTAGATTATCAGGTAGTTGAAGGCTAGGGTTAGCCTTTGAAAAAGTGGGGGAGTTTCATTACTCCCCTCACTAAATAGTTTAGATGGTGGTTCCGAATGGAAGGCATCTCTTAGTATTTTGTAGCTATTATATCATAGTGATATTTGTTTGTCAAGTAAAAAATTAACGAGCACCACCAGAAAGATCATAATCAAAGTTACCACTACGGATAGCTTTTTCAATATCTTCTTGGAATCTCTCAAAGTCAGCACCAGATAATTGTCTTACTCTGGACTCTGACCAAGAGTTTTTACCCTCTGTTAATTCTTCTGAACGCTTACTGGTCCTTACAGACTTGGCTGCGCCCGTGTCTTTGTTCTTTGCTTTCTTACCAGTCTCTGATTTATACAAGTCAATAGCTTTAGCTGCACCTAAGAAGTCAGTGTCATTTTCATACAAAGCACTTTGAATCCATTTAGGTTGCTCATTAACCCAGTCGTGGAAGTCTTTATCTTGTCGTAAATCATCGTAGTCTGGATGAAGCCTAGATAATTCAGTCTCAGCTTTCTCTCGCTCAATCCTAAGTTCTAATTCTTCGACTCTGCGAAGCTTTTCTTCTACGTCGTTACTAGCCTCCATAGCTTTTTTAGAGGCGATTGTTTCTACAATCTTTGCAACATCAGGATATTGCTCAGTCCACTTTTCAAGTTCTTCATCAGATTTAGGTAACTTAACTTGTTTCTTAGTTAAAGCCTCTACCTGATCTTGAAGCTTTTGTAGCTGGCGTTTATTTTCATCTTGTATTTTTTGCGTGTGGCGACGTAGATCACCATATCTTTTTTTGTATGTCTGTTCCTCTGCACCTAGATTTTGTTCTGCTTCTTCTTCGCGTTGAGCTTCTACATCTTTGTTTCGCTCTGCTTCCAACTCTGCAATCTCTTGCTCATCTTCAGAAACTCTATCTCGCTTATATTTAATAGTAGCAACGCGATCTTCTTGTACTTCAGCCATAGTCATGGTCTTCTCCTTATTGGGGGTCTTTAGTAGCCTAACACCATGTTAGGGGTAAAAAGTAGCCCTCGTGAAATTAATAACCCATTAAGCCGCCTCTACGAGCAGTAGGTAAGTCTGTTTCTCTCAATGCCTGAACTCTTCTAATCCCTCTACGTTTAGGGATAAATCCTACTCCAGGCTGAAAAACAAAATCAGTTTCTTCTTGATTTTTATCTTCATCACCTTCTAATTTTTCTTCAGTGATTAGCCCAGAATCTTCTCCACCACCAATTGATGTGTCATCTACTGCTGGATCGGAATCTCCTATTGTTGCACCGGATTCTCTTGCCTTATCAACTATTCCTGACATAAGACCTATAAATGCATCACCCACGATACTTCCGGTAACTAATTGACCTTTATCTCTCATGTCACCTAATTTTTTTTCAGCAGATTTAAGAACACCATCTATTGCATTAAGAATGCCGGGTTCAATATCTTCTTTACCGTAATTAGGCACATTTTGTTCAAGCAAGTTTTCAATTGTTTGCTGAGTTGAATCATCCTTTGCCGCATCTTTAGATCCTGTACCTAATCCAAGAGTATCTTCATCTTTATCCTCGCCACCTTCATCAAGACCTGTCCCAAAACCTTGATCACCATAAGCAGATCCATCACCGATATCTAAATCAAAACCTTCCATTGAGGTATCTTCACCAATATCAGAAGCAGCACCAGTATCATCAGGTCCACCTGGAGCACCACCTTGAGCAAAAGGCATAGCCATCATACCGCTAGGGTGTGGCTTGGCAACGACAAGAGTAGTCTTAACAACACCTTTAGGTTCTTTTAGATAATCCATCTCATCATCGTCTTCCTCGACCATACCATTTTCATCTACGTTTTCGATGATGTCGAGATCTTCCATTTGTTGTAAAGCAGATAGTGCTCCTTTGTGCATAGATACAATCCGCTCTAGTCCTAGATATCTTACAACATTGGCAGGTAGCACATACTCTCCGGTAGACAGGTACGCTGGGATATCGTCGGCCACTTCTTCTGGTGTTGCACCTGGAGGGGGATCAGCAGGTTCTTCATCATCATCTTTAACAAAATCAGCTTCTTTTTCAACAGACCCTCCTCCTGCTTTTTTTGCTCTTTGTTTTTTGAGTTCTGCTTCCGCCTCTTCTTTTTCTTCTTCTGTTGCATCAGCAAAAGGGTCACGAGTAAAACTAGAGTCTTTCTTAAAAACCTCTTCTACAAAGTCCTTTAGATTTTTAGGACGATCTTTAGGCACAGGAACTTCTTTTGGCGCAGCCGTAAAGTCTGGAGACTCTTTAGCTTTTTCCATTGTTTCTTCTTGACGCTCTAGTAATTCTTCCATTTGTTTTTTGGTCATCTCTGCCATAATTAATCCCTTCTTGCTGACCCCTGCACTTCATCTCTCATGTGCATTAGTTTTTTTAGCGCAGTAACTGCACCCTGCGCCCTATGCAGAGTTGCTGCATCATCAGACTGTTCTAATACACGATGATGCTCGTTAATCTTCTCATTCAAATATAATTCTAATAACTCTGTAAAACGTGTCGTATTAACTAAAGGTAAAACTTGTTTAGCAAGTTTAGTATCCATTACCCACCTACTTGTTGTAACGCTTGGACAATTTCAGGAGGCAACTGCTGTTGCGATTGCTGTTGTTCTGGCTGAGGTTGTTCACCACCGCCTGTTGGAGCACCCTGTTCATCTGGAGCAGGTGCTTGACCAACTCCTATGTTACCACCACCAGTACCCATTGGGTCTTGTCCGACAGCAGTTTGAGGATCAGGTTGAACTTCTTTTTGCATTTGCTGTAACAAAAGTGCTTGACGCATAGCTTCTTCTGGATTATTAGTAATCTTCTCTGCATCCAGGTCCATTGTTTCTGCAATCTCACGCATAATGTATGGAAACTTTGCAAACGGTGCAAGAGTAGGATTGCTGACGATTTGTAAGAAACTAATCAATCTCTGTGATCTAACTTCATTGCGCATGAAGCTTTCAGTGCCACGAGCTTTTACTTCTAAGTCACCCTTAATCTCTGGGTCAAAGTCAAACTGCATATTAAAAGCAAACAATGCCTCACCCAAAGGACGTAATAAATAATCATCTAAGTTTTTAATCACAGTACGAATAGAACCACTCGCAGCACCCATCAGCATAGAGATACCAGATGCAGTTCGACCAGTGCCTTGAACACCTGTCTGCCCATAAGAGTACGACGGTAGACCAGAGGACTCGTCAGCGAGAACGCGAGCCTTATCAAAAAGCATCATATTCTCACCGGACACGTTAGGAAACTTCGTGCCAAAGATTGCTTGCCCTGGTGCGCCACCTTGTCTGCGGAAAACCTTACCAGGATAAACAGTCAAGTCTTGACCAGGAGTCAGGTTAGATTCATCTACTTCGATTAACAGGTTCCCAGAAAGAACAGCGTTGTCAACTGCTAATCGCATGAAGCCATTCATGAGAGTTTGCGTATCATCCATGTTCTCAGCGAGTCCCACACCGAAGAAAGAGTACGGGTTAACTTCGTAAGGGGCTGCAAAGTAAGGTATTCTTTTAGGCGTGAAAGGGTTGATAACAAAGCGTAATACTTCTCCGTTACATACCCAACAATTGATTTGAACTTCATCTTCATCTTTGTAATCATCAGGGATCTCCAAGTTATTGTCACGAGCTATCTGAGCATCAACAGTACCCCAAAACTCTAAAACTTCAAATCTTTCAATACCAGTGCCAGAATAAGCTGCATTTCCTTCAGCAGTTTGATTATCGTCAAGATCGTTTTCCCACCACTCACGAACATAGTCTGGCCCATACTTAATAGCTTTTTCAATAGATTCAGATCTAAAGTATGGTCTTTTCTTTAGGTATCTAATTTGAGATCTAGTCATTCTATGACGCTCAACAACATAGTCACAGTCATACATGCTGTAAGCATCTGGATCTGGATAAAAGTTCCAAAGAGAAGTATACTCAACTTGCGGAACTGTTTTTACAATTGGGCTATACTCACCCTCATCGTCCCAGTTAGAATACTCTTTGTCAAAAGCAAACGGACCTTTCATAATACCAGTACCAAAGGTCACACATTCAAAGCAGCTAAATCTAAGATGTCTAGTTGCAGCAGATTCCTCTAACTGATCCTTAATCTTCTTTTCCATTTTTTTAGCAGCAACCATCGCAGGTTCAAACGTAATAGAACTTGGGGTAGCGCCTACACCTTCTTCTAGTCCTTTAACATCTGCAAGCTTTTCTTCTAATGGGCCTAACTTTTGTGCTAAACTTTCGGCTGTCTCACCTGGGGCAAAATCCATATCATCGCCAGGGAAGCCGTATAAACTGTTAAATTGTTCTTCTACTTGTTGTGCAGCAGGGTCAACATTAACTGCTTCAACAACACCTTCAGGAAGTGTCGTAGGATCTACACTAATCGGAAACTTATTCTGACTAAACAGAACATCAATTAGCTGACCATACGCTGCCAACACTTTCGTTTTCGTAACCTTAATAAACACACGCGACTTTTCCGTTTCAGTAAACTGAACGTCTGGGCCATAGATGCCCCGATAGTTTCTATACGCTTGAAGCCACCTTGATTCATCATGATATCTTGCATCCTTTGCTCTTTCAAATCTATCTTCAATGTAACTCACAATGTTACTATACGAACCCTTATCTTCATCACCGTCATCAAGAACATTAATAGTATCATTTTCGTAGGTATCGGACATAGTAACTCCTGTTAATATCCAAATCGGTTGTCAGAAGGACGCCAATTTGTTTTGGGTGTGTTTTCGTACGCAGTTCGTAAGTTAGTTGGCCTAGAAGAAACCATATACCTTAGTGCATCATAAGCGTGATCTTCAGCATGAGTATCGACATCTTCTGGGTTTCTTTTATCTAACGGGATAGATGCTAACTGTCTAATTACATTAGGACACGTTTCAAAAAATCTAATCCCTGGTTCATCAGTATCTTCATCGACCATTAGTCTTTTGTGAATCTCAATCTTACCACTTACACGAGATCCTGGTGATCTATCAGACGGTCTAAATCTACATCCCTCTGCATTTAGAGTTTCTGCAATAGATGGTCCTCTGTCACCTCGTCTAGCCCAGCAACTACTATCCAACACTGCATCATGGATTCGTCCGTCGCCCTCTTCAACTTCTCTAATCATGCGACCTAGTTGATCTGCCGTTAGTCGATTGACATAAAGCTCTCTATAAATCCAAATGTTATTATCGTAATCTATAGCACCCCACAAAATAGCAGAGTGAGAAGAGAACCCAAAGTCAGCAGCCCTAATCCTAGTCCAACCATGAGGAACCTCAAAAGGCTCTACTACATGAGTGACTCTGTTAAAGTCAGGGAACGCGCCTTCTTCAACAACATCCCAGTCTCCATAAAGAAACTGCTTACGTTTAACTTCTGGCAGCGATGCCAACATAGCAATGTAGCTGCCGTCTTGAGTTAGATAAGGATTATCCCAAACTGAGGCAGGAATAAACTTTCTGGTAATCTCAGTAGAAAGTGTCTTACCCTCTAACTCATATTCTACTTTTTCTGCAAACCGTGTATTAGGTTTTGCTGGCTCAATAAATAATTCTTTTACCCAACGAGATCCGATGTTACCTGGGTTTCCTGTAGCTCTCATGTGAAGCGGTATACTAGTATCCGCTGACCGTAAAGAGGATCTTAGGAAGTGCCACACATCAGGAGAACCATACTGCGGTAATTCGTCTACGCCGATCCAAGAATACGATTGACCTTGATAACGCAAAACGTCTTGCAGATTTTCGCAATATCCGAACTCAATACGAGCACCGGATGGGAAGTGCCAAGTATTCTCCTGAGTTTTGAACTTTGCACCAGGGACCACCTTTGGATAAATCTGTTGCGTTTGAAAGATAACATCACGCAATTCAGGCATTGACCTACGAATTAGTAATGCACGAGACGTAGGCTTGTCAACAAAACGTAGAGGAGCAATAAGAAGACTGTAAGTCTTACCCCCTCCTCTAGCCCCGCCGTAAAATACCTCCCGTTCATTAGCCGACAAAAAGTCTGTCTGGGGGCCAGGATTAGGGCGGAATGCAACTTCTCTAGTATCTTCAATAGGCTCATCTGCAAAATCAAGACCCTCTACGATGGACTGTTCTTTTTTAGATTTAGCTTTATCTAGTCGTCGTTTAGCTTGCTCTGCTTTAATCCGAGTTTGCTTCTCAGTATTTTTAAGATCTTCAAGCTTGCGCTGTTCAGGAGTAAGTTTCTTACGACGTTTCTTGCGTCTGTCATCAAGCTCTTCCTCGGTCCAGGCAAGTTTGTGTAGTCTAGTTCCAGATAGTTTACGGTTCGTTTCTGCTTCCAGCCAAGCTGCAACAGATCTAACTGAACGTCCTGATCTAACATGTTCAATAGCCTCACCCAAAAGTTCTAACGCCTTTGGATCGGGAACATGCCAACCTACTCCATCGTCATCTACTTCTCTGTCAAAACCA